CATGCCTGGCCCAATGAAAGACGAAAAAGGTCGCCCTACACGTAAGGCAGCCTCACTAAAACGGTGGAAATGCTAATGAAAGACCATTTAAACGAAGGTACAAAGCATTTTTTAGACGGACTGTCTTTACTTACTGTATTAGGAACATTGATGAGTTGGTTGCCAGCAGTAGCAGCGCTACTAAGTATTATTTGGACTGTGCTACGTATATACGAAAGCAAGACAGTTCAAAAGTTATTAGGTAAAAAAGATGCCGAGCACGAGTAAAAAACAACATAATTTCATGGCTGCTGTAGCCAAGAACCCAGCTTTTGCTAAGAAGGTTGGAATTAAATCCTCAGTTGGTGAGGAATTTTTAACTGCCGATAAGGGCAAAAAATTTAAAGAAGGTGGAGCTATGAAAAAGTCAAACCCGTTTATGGAAATGATTGCAAAGAAAAAAGAAGCAGCTGCTAAAAAGCCAGCTGCAAAGATGGCTATGCCTATGAAAAAAGGTGGCACGGCTAAGAAGACAGTTAAGAAAATGACTAAAGGCGGAAGGGCTTGCTAATATGGCTAAGTTTCCCGACCTAACCGGTGATGGTGAAGTAACTCAAGCCGACATCCTAAAAGGACGCGGCGTAAAAACAGCTAAAAAAGGTGGACTTATGAAACATGATGATATTAAAAAAGATATGCCAATGATGAAAAAAGTCGCTGGCGAGGCTGTTAAAGGCCACGAGAAGCGTATGCACAAAATGGCTAAGGGCGGTGTAACTCGTGCAGACGGTTGCGTCACTAAAGGCCATACAAAAGGTAAAATGATTTCTATGAAATCTGGTGGAGCTTGCTAAATCATGGCTGATAAAAAAACTACTTATAGAGAACGTTCTGGCAACACGGTTGGGCTTGACGAAATTGACGACCCTTTTATGACTGGAAAAACGCTAGAACAAGCCAGAAAAGACAAAGAACGTTTAATGAAAACTCGTCCTGGGTTTTTCAATAACACAGAACCGCACACAAAAGAAAGCATTATGCGTGGTTTGGAAGAAGCCGAGATTGCTGAAAAAGGTACGGTTGGTAGAGCTTTAAATCGCTTAAAAACCAACGTAATGGGTTCTGCTGTTGACAACGAACTGGCTGCTGAACAAGAAGCAGAACGTGCTCGTAAAAATCCAGAAGGCAACGAAGCCAAGTTTCGTAAAATTATGGGCAAGAAAGCAGGCGGTGCTGTTGGTTACAAGGCTGGCGGTAAAGTATCATCCGCCTCTAAACGTGCAGATGGATGTGCGATCCGTGGAAAGACTAGAGCTTAATATGAGACCTAGCCGTGGTATGGGTGCAATAAATCCAAGCAAGATGCCTACTGGTAAGAAAAAAGCCAGACGGGATGATACTGACTTCACTCAATATAAAGAGGGTGGTGGTGTAAAATCTAAGGTAAACGAGGCGGGCAACTATACTAAACCTACTAAGCGAAAAGCTTTGTTCAACAGTATTAAGAACTCAGCCGTTCAGGGCACCGCTGCGGGTCAGTGGAGTGCTCGTAAGGCTCAGCTATTAGCCAAGCGCTATAAAGCGTCTGGCGGCGGGTATAAGTAAGTGAGTGGCCTTGCAAAAAGTCAGCGCTCTCTTAAATCTTGGGGTGACCAGAAGTGGACGACTAAGTCTGGGAAACGTTCAAGTGATACTGGAGAACGATACTTGCCAGAAAAAGCAATCAAAGCGTTGTCACCTGCTGAATATGCAGCAACAACCAAAGCAAAACGAGCAGGAAAAGCTGCTGGAAAACAGTTTGTAGCCCAGCCAAAGAGCATTAAAGCTAAAGTAAAACCGTATAGGAAAGTCAAATGACAACATCTACCACAACAGCTTTTAATTTAAACCTTAACGATTTAGTCGAAGAGGCGTTTGAGCGTTGTGGCCTTGAGTTGCGTACTGGTTACGATTTTCGTACGGCTAGACGTTCATTGAATTTGCTTACTGTAGAGTGGGCAAACCGCGGTATTAACCTATGGACGGTTGAGCAGGGTCAAATTACGATGAATACTGGGCAGGCTACGTATGCTTTGCCTAACGATACAATCGACCTCCTAGACCAAACTATTCGTCAAAACAACGGTACAACTAATCAGACCGACATTAACATCAGTCGTATTTCTGAGCCTACCTACATGACCATTCCTAATAAGTTGACCCAGGGGCGTCCTATTCAGGTGTGGATTAACCGTCAGTCTGGTCAAACAAATAACTTAGCATCGACTACTTTAAACGGTGCTATTAACGCTACCGATGTGACTATTACTTTAACTTCAACGGTTGGTTTGGCTACATCAGGTTTTATCAAAGTTGATAACGAAACGATTGTTTACTCAAACATCAGCGGCAACCAGCTTTTAAACTGTTCTCGTGGTCAAGCAAATACCACAGCAGCATCTCATTTGACCGCGGCGTCTGTGTACACTCAAAACTTACCCTCAATCAACGTTTGGCCTACCCCTAATGCTGGTGGTGATTATGTGTTTGTGTACTACCGCCTGCGCCGTATGCAGGATGCGGGCACGGGTGTTACTGACCAGGATATCCCATTCAGATTTATACCGTGCATGGTAGCTGGCTTGGCTTACTACATTTCAATGAAAAAGCCTGAAGTGGCTCCAGACCGTATTATGATGCTTAAGCAAGATTACGAACAGCAGTTTCAGTTAGCGTCAGAAGAAGACCGCGAAAAAGCACCAATAAGATTTGTTCCAAGGACAATTTTCTATGCCTAGTCGCTTTGCTTCTGGCAAGTACGCAATTGCTCAGTGTGACAGATGTAACTTCCGCTATAAGCTGAAAGAACTAAAACGACTAATTATTAAAACTAAAAATATTAATATATTGGTTTGTCCAGAGTGTTGGGAACCCGATCAGCCGCAGTTATCACTTGGTTTATACCCAGTAAATGACCCGCAGGCTGTTAGAAATCCTAGACCTGATACCAGTTATATTGTGTCCGGTATAGGGCCTGATGGTAGCCCTGAAGGCGGAAGTAGAATTATTCAGTGGGGTTGGAACCCTGTCGGACTGGGTAACGACTTTGGATTAACACCAAATTACTTGCTAGCGCAGGGACAACTTGGTACAGTTACAATAACAACTTCTTAGGAGTAAATCATGGGTTATAAATCAGGTGCAGACGGTATTACTAAACAGGGCAAAACTAAGGGTAAAAACCTTGGTGATTCAGGTCCAACAGTAGCAGCTTTACATGGCAAAGGCACAAAAACTTCAGGTGGCGGTAAACGCAACATTGATATGAAGACTATGGGTCGTGGCTTAGCTAAAGTCGCTGCTCAAAAGAGAGGTTAATCATGGCTTACAGCATGAAAAAAGGCGGCAAAGAAGTAGGTCCAGCTTCTGTATATGCTGAGCCACATACTATGGACGGTAAAAAGATGAAAAACGTTAAAGACGCAGTAACTAAGCCAGGTAATGGCATAGACAGGGTTAACATGTCTGTTGGTGGCTTTACCAAAGGCAACTATGCTCCTGATAACAAGCATGGCGAAATGAAGATTCGTGGCACAGGTGCAGCTACTAAAGGCACTAAAGCACGCGGTCCAATGGCTTAAGGGTAAACCCTAATGAATTATACATCGCTGTTTGGATTAATTAAAAGTTACGTCGAAAACGACTTTCCTAATCAGGACTGGACCGATACGGCGGGTACGGGCACGGCTACAGTTAGTGGCACTACCCAAATTAATACTTTTATATACCAAGCCGAACAACGTATTTTTAACTCAGTTCAGCTTCCAGACTTTCGTAAGAACGTAACTGGCCAGGCTACAACTAGTAATAGATTTCTAAACGTGCCTTCAGATTGGTTAGCAACGTTTTCTTTAGCTGCTATTGACCCCGTTACTGGGGCGCAATCTTATTTGCTAAATAAAGATGTAGAGTTTATTAGAGAAGCTTATCCAATACCAACGGCAACCGGCACGCCAGCTCACTACGCTATATTTGACGACACAACGTTTATTCTAGGGCCAACTCCTGACGCTGATTACAACATGGAGTTGCATTACTTTTATTATCCGATTTCTATCGTAAATTCACCTAGCGGCACTTCATGGTTGGGTGATAACTTTGACCAGGTTTTGTTATATGGCTCATTAATCGAAGCGTACACCTTTATGAAGGGTGAGGCAGATGTAATTGGGCAGTATTCAAAGCGCTATGATGAGTCTATACTGTTGCTTAAACATTTAAAAATAACTTACGGGTTGTTTTATTGCAGTATTTGCAACAAGCGGTCCGCTCAGACCGTACGACCATTGCTAATCGTTTAAGAGAAGCTGGTCATCCTGAGCTAACTATTTTATTAAAAGATTAAGGAGTCCTTAAATGGCTATTACTCAAGCAATGTGCACGTCTTTCAAAGCTCAACTTTTGCTAGGTGTTCACGATTTCCGTCCTTCAGCACAAGCTGGCGCTGATACTTTCAAACTAGCTTTGTATACATCTTCAGCTTCACTAGATGCTAATACAACTACTTACTCAGCTTCAAACGAAGCTACTGGCGTTAGCGCCGGTGGTGAAGCTTTGACTAACATTGGTGTTGGTACAACAAATACTAACGCTACTGCTGGTACAGGCTTTACTGATTTTAGCGATTTAGTGTTTTCAAACGTAACTACAACAGCTCGTGGCGCGTTGATTTATAACACAACACCTTCTGCTAATGACAATGCTAAC